TACAGGAACAGCATATACGATCGTATTTGGTTGGAATGTGTAATATTTCTCGCCTTCGATAGTTTCGGTCGAGACGTCATCAGTGAACATAAGGTCGCCCTGATATACACCAGACTTGATACCTAGTTTCTTAAACTCGCGGAACGCAACACTGAACTTAGCAGCCAGTTCGCCACTTAGATCAGCATCAATATCTTTCTGTGACTTATACATTTTTGGTTTGACGTTGAACAAACCTTTCTTTGCAACAAAGAACTTTCCATCTTCTGGATCGATTCCAGCAAAGATTGCAGGAGCGCCATCCCACTTTACTGTAGCAGCAATCTTTGACTTGCTATGACCAGCAAGCATGTCGCGAGTACCAGAAAGAAAGTTGAATATCTGTTGTGCGCCAGCAAAACCTTTATTGAGCACCTCATCTTCGAGATGCTCCATGTGAAGGTTCTTTTCTTCATTTAGATATGATGTAAATGACTTCACCACGGATCTCCTGAAAATTTTACTGAACTTGCAAGTTTTTCAGACTCGAACTTTGCGCGCATCTTTAAGATTTGTTTTGTTCCTGCTTTAACCCCAACAGAATCATTCCCCACTTTAGTTAGTGTTAGGGTTTGGCTGTTTATAGCATCTAACTTTTCATTTTTTAACGGATCATCTATCTTAGCAGTGTATGGTTCTGCTGTTCCCATACCTGTTGCTTTAATATATGGTGGGTACAATTCTGAATCCGAATCTACCCAATATGTTAGTATGTAGTTTCTTAATGCTTTCTGCTGCATTGATTTTAGTTTTTTAAGGAACTGATCAGAAATATCGGAAAGCACTTTACTGCCCATTTGTTCAGTAACTTTTTTGATTCCTGGATTCTTTCTTATTTCTGCTTTTCTGGTAGATGCACTAGATGATAATTTGAATTTTTTAATTGCAGCATTTGTTGCTGATTCATTAATATCTTTGAGTTTTATTTTTAATGCTGATTCGATTGTTCCGATACCAGGATTCTTGAAACCAATATCAGTTTTACCTTTAGTTGATTTTGCAGATATCCCTAGAAACCCATCAGCAGGTCCTTTTGTAAATTTAACTAGAATGTCAGTAGGATTTTTCTTTTGATCTACTGGACGTCCAACAGCTTCGGACATACTATTTGGTCTTGCCGTCCACCAGACTTTTGAAACATTTCCGGAATATCCATTAGCTTTTGCCCAAACTATAGATTCTTTTGCCATAGCTTTCGCTCTACCCCACTGCTGGTCGTACTCAGTAGCAGTGGCTTTTTTTGCTTTGGCGTCGTGTTGTGTTTTTGCATCTTGGCTTAATTTAGACCACTTTTCTCCAGCAATGAAATATCCTAAAAGAATTTCATTTATATCAGCAAGATCGGTATTAGAAGCAGCCATTATCCATTATACCTTGTGATTCTTCCGTCTTCATGAATAAGGAATGCTTCAAAGGTGACGTCGGGATATTCCCGATGGAGTTCTATAAACTTATCTAGATTTGCTTTAGCATCATCAAACATTCTTACAGCAACATATTTGCCTTTGTTAATCTGATCACGAATAATATCTTTCTTTGCCTCAGCGCCATGCTTTGGAATATTGCCAGCGCGATATACATGAACCTTATCCGTATCAAAACCATACTTCTTGAATGTGGCAAGAAACAACTTCTTGTCATCCAAATCAGAACGAGCAGTAACAATAATGATTCGCTTGTTAGGAACCAATCTGTTGATTAGTTTCTTTGCAATACGAAACACATTACCAATCGGTCTGGCAGTATCGGCGAACACTTTGGCGGATCGAAACTGCGAGAAATCAAACTCCTCTTTATCCTTCAACTTATATACGTTGAACTCAGCAGGAGTTAGAGAATTTACAGTTTTTCCGTCTCTTTTCACCAGAACTTTCGTGGTGGTGGTGAAAAGAGTATCGTCAATATCGAATACGGTCAAGCTGCCTTTCGGAACTTGAACTTCAGTTATATATTCTTTAAATCTAAGCATGACTTCCTCTATTTATAATCCTATTATACCTCAAAGTAAAGGAATTGTCAATATCAAAGATAAGTCACCAAAATGCAATAAAAAAAGGGGAGGCGCACCACACGCCTCCCCGACTAATGACGAAAAATCCACCTCCTTGATCATTAGCCAATTCTACGATATCCGAGAACCTTTCTCTTAGGATACATGGCAACATTAACAGCTTTACGCTGATTACCACCCAACACTAATATATATCTTACTCCTGCATGAACAGTTTCGCCCATATAGAATCCAACATGACCTGATCTACGAGAACGACCACGCTTGAATACTACAATATCTCCCTTTGAAGGTCTCCATGTTTTCCTACCATAAGAAAGAAAACTACGAGCCATTAGAGAACCTGTACCTTCATGTCCTGCCTTCTTCAATACAGCATTAGCAAAAGCAGCACACCAAGGAATACGCATAGGATCAATATTCATAACTGTACGGAGTGTACGACGATTTCTTCTAGCAGTCATACCTTCATACTTACGAGCAATTGCTACATGTTTCTTTTCAAAGATTGAACGAAATGGTGATGGAGAATCATCATTATTGTTTTGTTCAAACAGTACAATACGAGTTCTTTGTCTTGACTTCCGAACCTTCTTCTTACGAGCAATTCTAGTAGGTTTTACTACAACTTCATTTCTCTTTTTAAGAGATGCCATCAATGCCTTATCGGCAGTAAAGAAACTAGCAGCACTATTGTCTACATTATAGTTATCGTTTTGACTAAAGAATTTATGAAATAAACCTCTATATTGATTTTCTTTCTTTTCTGGTTTCGGAGCAGTTCGAACAGAAGCCGATTCCATCTTCTTTAGTCTATCACAATACCGCTTCCATTTACGATACTTGCGATACTTCTTCTTTTTGTTATATACATTGCAACGATATTGATATAGTTTCTTTTTCTTTTCTAACGTCATTGTTGTGCTACGTTTTGGTTTCGCGTCTGAAACGCTTGGCATAACAAATATGAAACTCAATGCCATAGCAATAGCAAGTGTTAGTTTTTGCATTGATAACTTTCCCTTATTGTGCAGATTTGCCTGATCTGCGTTGACTCCCTATTTGAAGTATGTGTGCTCTTTGATTACATCGTATCCGCCGATACGTATTCCATTTATAATAACTTGCGGTACAGTTCGAATGCCAGGAAACTTTTCCAGGAATTTTTCACGACTAATATCTCGTCCTATTTTTATCTCAGTATATTCATATCCCTTACTTTCGATAAGGTCTTTAGCGGCATCACAGAACGGACAAAAGTCTTTGCTGTACACCTCAATCGTCGTATCTAACTTTTCCATTTCTTGTAAATCTCACCTCATTATCTTCACAGAATTCTTTAAGTATTAGAGCCTCTTCGCGTCTTGCCTCGATCTCCCAAGGAAGTTCGTAGTAAGAGGTAGAACCGACTCCTCTAGTTTGTATTATTGTGTCCTTCCATCTAGAACAATGCGCCTTCGAAACATAATCTTTCAGGTCGCCTTTTACATACTGTCGAATATGAACAACTTCATGTGCCAATACCTTCAACAGCTGCCGGTCTCGTATATGGTTACACAAATCCATAGTAAACATACGGGGACGAGCATTATCATCTTCCCACATAACATCGCCATAAGTAGATGTGTTTTTCAAATGATCGACTAGATTGATTTCTAGTTCTATATAATGGGCTTGGCGTTTACCCAAAGTGTGACCAAGCATCCACCGAGCGGCAGATTTCACAAGGTTTTGTTTCTGTCGACTTCCCCCATGAACCTCAATTCGAGCGCGATTTCTAGCGAACGAACAAGTTTTAGAAACCATAAGATTCCCTCCACCATGATCGTCACTATTTAGGTTTTCGTCAGAACTTGAACCCAGTAAACTTTGATTTAGGTTTATTTCGCTCATATTCTTCATGCCCAAAGGTGGTATTATCCATCACAGGAGAATCCTTAACGAGTCCGTCCTGTGCCGTATCTTCGGCGTCAAATAGCCTCATTTTGGTACGATCCAAACCAATCATGAATCGCTTATTCATAGCAGGATCAGAATACCGATTCTTCAGCTGCTTTACCATCAACTGCCCCAGTTCGTCCAGTTCCTCGGTACGAATAAGAGCAACCATAAAGTCAGCTGTTGCGGGCAGACCAAACGACTCGGAAGTATCTTCCAATCCTGGATCGCTGTTGGTATAGCCCGATCGAGTTGTCTGAGTAGCAGATACGATCGGCACATTCTTTTCGACTGCCAGACCACGTAGTTCCTCAGCGATTGCCTTGACGTATGAATAGCTGTTTACATTTGCGCCAGCTTTGATACGAGATGAGGTACAGATATTGAGATAGTCGATATAGATAACATCAGGAGCGAAGTTGCGTTTGAGATACAACTCATTCAGTAGATGCCTGAAGTGACCAACATGAGACGATGCGGTAGGATACTCTTTGATGATTAGTTTGCCCTGAGTCTTAGCACGCAACCGCTGGACTTTCTTTTCATACACATCCTTCGGTAGTTGTATCAGATCTTCAGTTGCTACATTGAGTAGATTGGCATCAATACGTTCGGCAATCTTTTCTTCTGCCATCTCAAGAGTAATATACAGAACGTTCTTACCAGCATCGAGATTAGCAGCAGCCATGTGACACATAACCAAACTCTTACCGACGTTCGTGCCAGCAAGGAATATGTTTAGTGATTTGCGAGGTAATCCGCCACGAGTAATCGTATTGAACATTTCTAGATCAAACGGCACTCTTTCTTCTTTGCGATGATAGAAGTCGAATCGTGCTTCATAATCTTCAAGGAAGTCGTGACCGATATGGCTATCAAAAGAAACGCCTAGTGCTTCTGATAATAATTCAGGCAATGCGTTCTTAGTTCTGTTTTTATCTTTACCATCAAGGATAGCGATACTATCCATGATAGCATTATAGATTGCGCGATCCTGACAGAACTGTT